TAATTCATAAGCCTCACTTGAAGACATTTTAGCATCTTCTCCTTTTTCTGTATAAAGTCTCATAAAGTTTTTAATGTCATCGTCTATCATAAATACATTAGGATAATTTTCGTAGATCCATTGTCTCTTAGCTGTGAGTCCTTTTATATCGTCAGGGTGTGCTATTATTTCTGTGTCTGGATGTTTGTCCACATACTCTTGCTTTTGTTCATTAGGAACACATAATTTTGCGTTATCTATAGCTTTAAGGGTTGGTATCCTTCCTGCTCTTTTATGTGATGGAATTATAATTTCTATTTTGATGCCCATAGTTTCTGAAAGTCTTTTACATTAATTACCATAGCTTTACCCATATGCTCATTTTTATAACTCTTAGCCTGTTCTATTTCTAAAATGGTTTCCAGATAAGTCGTATCTATTTCATTGTCACTTGTAATTATAACACAATCGTATTTTTCAGAGAACTTTGGTATAACTGGCATCTCTGCTTTTGTATCATCTATTCCATAGAATTCTTCTTCATAATCATCCAAGAACATTCCTAACTCCCCTTCTTTAAATCCTATGTTTAACAGAAAATCTCTTTCAAAATTGTTTGCTAATAAATCAAAATCGAATTCACCTGTGTTTTTATTTAATCTAATATTGATTTCCTTCTCTTGTTCTATGTCTACATTTAATTCAACACAAGGTATTTCTTTAAAACCTAGATCTTTTGCTATTCTATATCTTTGATGTCCTCCAATTATTACACCCTCTCTTCCCTTGTATGTATTTACAACTATTGGTTCTACAAAGCCAAACTGTTCTATACTATTTTTTATCTGGAGATATTGTTCTTTTTTTAATTGTCGAGGGTTATACTCTGCTTTTTTTAATTCTGTTATACTATAGTTTTTAATCTTCATATCATTAATTTATTGTTTAATAGGTTTTTTGAATCTTCTCCTTTATGCATCAACAAATCCAATACAGATAAATAAGGAGTGAAAGTTTCATTGTATTGCCTGTATTCTTTTTGAATGTATTCGTGGTGGTATAAATTTACTCCTATTTTTTTGAAATCATTTTCATTAAGATAATCTTTACCTGAAATTCCTGCTACATATGTACTAGCTTTTGTTTTTGTACATAATTCTAAAACCATCTTGTCTTTATTTTCAACTAAGTTTAGATCACTTGAATATATTTTTTCTATTTCTATATCAAGACATTCTAAGAAATAATTTAAAAATCTAACATTAAATGTATATAGATATTCATCTTTTAATTTTAATAAATTTTCTAACTGAGGATAATACTTGTCAAAATACATAGACTTAGAGTAAGACTGTTTTACTGTATTAATCATTTTTTTTTGCCATTCTAGTTTATGATTGATCTTCATATTTTTGATACTAGTGCCTAGCTTTTGTTTTTCTAGCGGTATGGTTATCCATTTTTCACCATCTCTTCCTTGTATTTTATTTCTATTTTGAAAGTAATTCTTTCTATAGGAAACTGAGTCTAATATAATTAATTTATCTGCTTTACATATTTTATCAAAATATCCTACATAAGACATAAACTCAGGCTGATGGGCTGTAACTATCATAGTATATAAGAATGCAAATAATATTTCTCTGCGTAATCAAAGCCCATTTCCATACCTCTCATTTTAGCTAGAGTTTTAATACCGTCTGGATTTAACGGACTAGGTTTTTGTTTGGTTTGGGTTACATAAAACATAAAAGCATCAATCTTTTGTTCTAATTCTAATAGTGTACAAGGTAAATAAACACCGCCACTTGTCAAAGCATCTGTAGTTTGTACAAAAGGATATTCATAAAGATAAACTTCTTTCTCTTGAGGTTTGCCCTCTCTTAATCTTAATGCAGCCATAACCGCATTGTAAGTCACTCTGTGGTCAATATGTCTAGATGGGTAAGGTAGAAAGATCCTATCATAATTAGACTTCAGTAGATCATCTAAATAGGTTACTATTTCATATTCTGGAAGTGTATCTAAATGACCTTCTTTTTCTGAAAATATAAAAGTTTCACCTACACCTAAAAATTTATGACAAGCTTCTATTTCTTTCATTTTATCTGAAGCTAATATATAATCCCCTTTAAAGTTTACATAAGAACTAACACCCATTATTAAAACATCGCATTTGTTTTTTAACATAAAGTTACCACACCCCAACACTTCATCATCTGCGTGAGGTGCAATAATTAGATTTTTATATATCATAGATTTTCATTGTTTTTTATTTTACTTGAACTTTTTTTATACATATAGGTAAATATTTCAGCCATTTCTGGCATCTCTGAATCTATCAATGCTTTTGCTAATAGTTTTCTGCTATCAATAGACTTAGTCTTTGAAGTATTAAATTGTAATACTCATCTAGTTTTTTATTATATCTAGAATACATTCCATAGTTATTATATGAGTGCATTGCTGTGGTGTGATCATAAGACTTACCGTTATTTTTAAAGAAATCTCTTATATTATAATAAGTCATATTATCTACTGTTCTCATAATATAAACAAACAAAGATCTAACTTCAATTATATCTTGTCTTCTACTGTTTTGAAATATATTAATTCCTGTTATTTTTTTTAAAACTCTAGACGTTTCCTGAGCAAACAAAAAATTCTTATCTATTGCTGTTTTAAATTGTTTCATATAATAAATATTCGTTTAAATCTGTGTCCTTGTGATCATTGTATTCTTTAACTGCAGCTTCACACTTTTGCTCACCAGTTAGATAAAATTCTTCCGATACATCTATCCATTTAGGAACTAGTGTCCCTTTATCAATAGCTATAAATTTAAAATCTTTGTAAGATATTCCAAATAAGTTACAATAGATAAAACATTGTAAATCATAACTAAAATCTTTAAAAGCCCATTTAGTGTTTTTTATGTTAATCGTTGTCTTGAGATCTATGATCTGCCCAGTTTCAGTAATAATATCTGCTTTCCCACGAAAAGGCATTCCCATCACATTCCCTGCGATTGCAACTTCAAATTCTGCGTTTTTTAAAACAGATACTAATTTGCTATTCATAAGGAATCCATCTGCTAAACGCTCTGCACTCTTTCTTTCTGCATAAGTAAAACACTTTCCGTATTCTATTTCTGCTGCTTTGAATGCTTTAGTCGCTCTTCCCTTTATATCAATAAATTGCTGTGCTTCAAAAACGTGAGGTTCTAGAATAGCAGTATGAAATAACCAACCATCTCGTAAAGCCTGAGTTTCTTTAGTACCATATTTTAATTCTTTTACAAATTTCTTATAGGAGTGCAACAAAGTTTTTGCTATGCTACTGCTTAACATATTCTTACCGCAAACATTATAATAAAATTCATCATCATCCATTTTTTTGATTAACTCTGCTTTGTCCCAAACAGTTCCATCTAGTAATTTTATAGTCTCTACTTTCTTTTCCATATCTTATTAATGTGTTTTTTTTTCCATATTAGTTTTAATTTATTTCTTTGCTTAACAGTTGGCATTTTGCCCATTTTGCATACAGATTTTACAAATTCATAATCTTCATAGAATAATGTTTTTTTAAGTAAATTTTTCAACCATACAACAGCTTCTTCTGTTAATGGCTTACGACCTGTATCTGCTCCTGCTTTATAACTAACTCCATATCTAAAATCTGAATCATAGACAGATCTTTTTTGATTGCTAAACCTATCCTTTGCCATCTATATGAATTTTATCGTCTTTCATCCCAATCGTTTTTAATTAGTATAACACTTTCTACTATGCTTTCATAATCTTGATAAGCTGCCATTAAAGAATGTTCTAAATCTTTAACTTCATCCCACCTTGCACCGTGAGGGTTATCATCCCAAGTGAAATTTAATTCCTGTACTTCTTTTTTGTTTTTTAAGATCCTAATTTGATATTCACCGGGCATATCTAGTTTCCATCTTTCTTTTCGTACTTCTTTATCTGAATCTTCTAATCTAGTTATTAATTCTGCTTTGGTACATTTTTCTAAAATCTCATAATAGGATTTATGGAAGTGTCTTTCTTGTTTTTTCATAGTTCTATTTCGTTTATATTTTTATATACATAATCTAAGTCTTTTAATAAATTTTCTTTTTTATAATCCGTTAAATCTTCACTAAATCTAAAATCTAAATTTATATTACTTAATCTTCCTAATGCTTTTCCTGCTCTTATAGCATTTCTTGTGTTTGCTGATTGATAATTTTCAATTAGCTTTTCATCATATGAATAATGATCTATTGTTAAATTTCCTGTTTTTTCCATTTGTTCTTTGTTTAAATTATTCTTGATTAAATTTGTCTTTAATTGTTCTAACTATCATTGCTTCAAATAAGCGAAGGATTCCGTATCCTAAAAGTATTTTAAACACTAACATTTGTAACATTTTTTAATTGTTCTTCTGCTGATCTTGCTCTTTGTATTGCACGAAGTTTATCTGAACGATATTCCGAAACAGTTAAATGATACAATTTTTTCTCATAACTAAGTTTATTACATATCCTAGTCAAAAGAATAGTTGCATCTTTCAATAACAATAAATCTGAGTTGTCAGGTTTAGCCTTGTACCACTTGAGTACAATTTCCTGCATAGTAAGTAATGCAGTATTTAATTCAACATCTTCTAAGACATCAAATTTTTCTCTTAACATATATTTTTTAATATCCATATAGTAAAGATACTAAAAATTGTTAATAATTCTAAAAAGTGTTATGATTTATTTCTGCAGCATCATTTTCTGGAAGTAAGTAACAAGGTTTTGTCACCTTTTTCTTGGTCCAAAGTGTAGTATCTGGACACCACATATCAACTGGTTTGGGTAATTCCATATTATTTAGCCAGAACAAATAGTTTCCCTTAGGATCATTTATGAAATACAACTTAACTAAATCACTAGGCATTTTCATTAGCTGATCATATTTATATTGTTCTAACATTTTATCTTCGTAGTACTTGTTGCGAAATTTCATTTCCATTACGCATTCCTTTCCTTTAGGAGTAGCACCAACAGCATCATAGTGTTCAAATCCACCACCACACCATTCTAGATCCCATCCACTAAACGTATTAAAAAATAGTATTACTGCTTTTTCGAGTCTATGTACACCTTCAATATCCATTACTGTCCGTTATTGTACAAATTATTTATGTCTTGTATCCAGTTATTATAAGTTTTAGGACTACAGGTACAAGGAACGTGATACTGGTGGTTAAAGTATTCTGAATGTAATCTTGCTAAAAATTTCTGTTCACCTTCATCTAGAGTATTACTGTTACTAGACTTAAAGTTTTGCCATTTTTTATAGTCTTCTGCTGTTAATTTAATCTTAGCCATTCCTAGATATTTTAATTTTGTTTAACATATTTTTTCTTTCATCACATTTACAATCTTTCTTACCTAATAAGTCAAACCATATTTTATTATGTAACCATTTTATACCTGAGTAATAAAAAATCTTTTCTACTAAATCTCCTAATCTCATAGCTGTTTATTTATGTTTCTGTTAATTAATTTTTCTAATCTTTTTTTAACTTTGTTGTAAGTATTGTAAACCGAATAATAACTAATTTTTGTTTTATCAGACAGTGCCTTAATAGATTCACCACCCTCTATGTATCTATAAATTTTTTCATCATACCAATGGAAAGTATCTAAAGCATTATTAACCATTTCATAGAATTTTTCTACATCATCAATTTCATTAAATTCTGGAGAGATAAGGGTTTCATATAAATCATCATAACCTACAATTTTTATCTTACTTTGTTTTCTAGTCAAATCAATAAATAAAGATCTTAGGGTACGAAAAATATAATAGTGATTAATTTCTGTTTCATTGTACATAACATCCGTTCCTTTAGAAACTAGAATATGAATTTTGATGTACATTTCTTGAACTATGTCTTCTGCGGTTTCAGAGTTGCAGCCAAAACTTTTAACAATTCTTATCCAATCGTTATGCTGTTCTGCTACAATTTCTAAAGTAGATTTCATATGCGAAACCAAGTAATATGAACACCAAATACACAAAACATAAAAGTAACTTGTTCGTAAAAATCATCTGGCCCTACATCTTCTGGATCTGGTTCTAAATTAGGGTTATAATATAAAATTCCAATTGAAAGTCCGTAAATAGGAACTAACTGAATATTAACTTGAGTGTTATTTATATTAAAATTTATCAAAACGGTAGGTCTGTTTGTACTCTTTTAGGTAAATCTAGTAAATTTTTTCCATTTATTTCAAAACCTACGTTATTTTTTACCGATCTAAGCACTATAGGGCTATCAATTGATGTCGGTCGACCCCCTGTATCCACATCCTTTACTTTTCTAACGTGGATCAAGCTATTCATCCATTCTGTTGGATGTTGGATGTACCTGTGTATCACAATAAAATCATCAGCACGATTTACAAATTTACCTCCACCCTCTACATCACTTGCCATTGGGGGAATAGGATGACCTGCATATTCGTGTCTGTCTGAATGCCTCTTTCTTAATGCTTCTGTATTTGCGTGAGTGTTTAGCCATAAACTTACTTGATTTTTCTTACAAAATACCCTCATTTCACTAGTAGCAAAATAATCATATTCGTGTCCGTTATGAGTCCTAGATAAATCTTTGTCTTTTATCAACGAATTAAATGGATCAATTAACAAACCCTGATAATTCCAAGCCTTTTTTAATTCAGTAGCTAAATCTAAAATATTTTTATAACTATATAATTCCTGAGGATCAATAAACTTAAAATGATCATTTATAAACTTTGATCTATTTTGAAAATGTTTTTCTTCTATTTTGTTGATGACATTACCCTCCATAAATTCAATCATTTTTTTCATTAAAGTGTAAGGTTCATTTTCGCTACTAAATACTAACCATTTTAAATCGTGTTTAATTGAGTACATCAACATTAAGTATAAAATAACAGTTGTCTTACCTGTGTTTGCGTGTCCAAGAATTACATTAAAGTTTGAAGTTTTAAATCTAAAATGCTCATCTATTTCAGGTATGTCTAATTTTAATCCTTCTTTAATTTTACCTGATCTAACCATTTGAAGCTTTTCAATATGATCGCTAAAGTTTATTATCATCTTTGTAAGTTTTTTTAAATGTAAGGGAAAAAAAAAGAGTAACAAATTAATGCTACTCTCCTTTTGGTTTTAACGTGTCAGAATTAAAACGGTAGATCGTCTCTATCTGGCGAATGCTGAGAAGCACTTACCTGTTCTTGTTTTGCATTGTATAAATTCCAAGTTGGATAAAGTTTTGTTCCGTCTTTAGAAATACAGATATCTAAGTTTACAAATCCTCTTTCGTTTGCATATTGTTTCATTTCTTGAAGTTCTGCAATTGCTTCATCTATCTTACATCCTACTACCGCAGGTTTCCAATCTACATTCCCTTTACTTACGTAAAATCCTTTTGCTAATTTATTTTCCATTTTATAATTGATTTAAAAATTGTTTTAATGATTTATAATCTTCTACTGTGTTTTGTATTACTACATCTCTCTTATCTTTCGCATAAGCTGCCATATTCTCTTTATAACAAACTTGTAATAGTATGGAGTCATTTGTTGTAAAAGATCCTTTAGGAGTCGTTTGTGGAGTTATAGGACGTATGTTACTAACTACTTGAATTGGTTGTTCTAAACCTTTAGCTCCTTTTGCAAATTTATACTGTTCGTTTGATACCTCGTACTGTATTTCTGTTCCTACTGAAAATTTAAAATCTCCTACAGCAGAAAAAGTATATTCAGTACCGTCAGCAAATCCTACTAAATGTTTATCAAGTTGAATCTCTTTTTTTTGAGTCTGATCGAAAAAGGGTTTGCCTTTGCCCTTTGGTGTTATAAATTTAATTTTACCTGTTTTCATACTTTGTTTTTGTTTCTAATTTAATTTCTAGATCTAAAACCTTAGTTCTTAAGAATTCAACTTCTGTTTTAAGTAATCGAATAAGATCATCGTTATAAGTCATTTTTTGAAAATTTAATTTCTACACGTTTAGAAAGTTCAGCCTTAGCAGCATTCCTAGTTCCATCTAACAATTCCTTGTTGTTTATTAATTCAACAAGATCATCATTAGTTAAAAAATCTACTAGTGCTATCATATAAATTGTTTTTGTGAAGATACTAATAATTTTTAATAAAACAAAAAAGGGATCCTAATTTAATAAGACCCCCTTCAAACAAAGTAAAAAACAATTACACTTACAAAGAATTCAAATGTAGTTTAAATCTAAATCATTTACAAGTTTATTATAATAACTTATTTTTTCTTCAAGATCTAAATTTGAAAATTTAACAATCTGCTTACTCAATTGAAGTAAATTATTACTGGTCTTTTCTCCTAAAAATATACTAAATTCAAATTGCTTACCCTGTTGCATAACATTACAGCCAAAACATTGCGGAAAAACATTATTTTCATCCCATCTTGTTGAGTAGTGTTTTCTACTCATAAAATGCCCTGCTTGTATGCCGTCTTTTTCAAAGTATCCTTTTTTTCCACAAGTTACACAGGTACAATATCCTAAATGATCTGCATTTTTTAATCTAATGTATCTACTAAAAACTACATCTAATTTCTTAACTATTTTAGTACGTGATAATTTTTTTGCCATTTAATTTGGATAGAATAAAAAAAAGGTTTTATTATACTATAGTAATACTATACTACTATAGTAATACTAATACTTATGTAATAAAGCTAGTCTAAAGCCTTTAGTAACATAGTACCAATTTCATCATCAAAGGTTTTTAGTTGTTTATATATAAACTTACTGTCTGACTTTACTTTAGTAATTTCTGATTTAGTACTATCAATTCCTAATTTAGTATATTGATCACAATCAATCCTAAGTAATTCATCAGTTCTTTCTTTAATACTTAAAGCAAAATCTTGTGCTATTTTTTCTGCTAAGTCTCTAATAGTACTTTTGTCTGTCATTCTTCTAATTTAATTGATAATAAAAGTAATGAAAAAAAATGATACTGTTATTGGTGTTTATTGTTGCCGAATACCTTTTCTACTCCTCTAGATCCAAAGTATCCACCAATTACAATACTAAGCAACCCAGTAATTGAGTCTAAAGGATAACCCATATACCAACCGATTACATAACTTACAGTCAAGAATACTAATGTCAAAGGTCTTACGTTAGAAGATAACCAAGAACCGCTTCTAGAATCAGCTACCCATCTACGAGTAGTACCATCTATTTCCGCACGTTCTATGTCAAGTTTTTTTAATGCAATTTGTTTATCGGAATCACTCATATCTGACCCTCCTATAATAGCCTGTATTACTGATCCGACTGGAGTATTTCCTGCAATAGCACCAACTACATCAGGTATCTTATTTAAAAGAAATTTACCTACTTGTGTATCTTTGAATTTTTTCTTATCCATAGTGTATTTCCTACGGTGCTAGTATGTCCAGACTGAATTTGGTTTACTTTCGTCATTGTCGCAATGGATAAAAGTTTTTGCAACTCCCAACCTACGGAATCCTGCTTTGATAAGGGCATTAAGAATAATGTATCTTTCATTGCCACTTCCCACCGCAATATCTGCGGCTTTTCCAACAAGGTGGCTTGAGTTTGCAACACCTCCGACCAATTTATTTCTTTCTTTTGTCCTGTACCCACTCGTAATATTAAACGAGATTCCTGCAATTGAACGTGCATCATCGAGCATCTGCAAAAAACTATGGTCCATATTAATGCCAGAGTTCTGAAGATCAGGCGAGTCAAATTCATACGATTCAAAATGTAACATATTTATTTAAGATGAGTTCCGTCACAATATCCGTTAGCATTTGTTGTGTTTCCACATTGACAAATTTTTGGTTCTTTCATTTTTTCTTATTTGCAATTTTCTTTTTAATTTCTTTTCTAAGTTCTTCTACATTATGTTCAATAACATCTGGAATACCGTCTTTGTCTTTATCTTTAAAAACACCGTTGTAAGTTAGTACAACTAATCCTGCTGATATTAAAACTAATATACCTATAATTTTTATCATAATTTATTTTTTATTTTTATCGTCAAAGTCCATTGCTTGTTTAAGAATAAATTTATCAAACATATCATCCTGATTTTTTAACATATCCTTTTGCAATTTAATTATCATTGCTTCGTATTCGTCTTTGCTTTTGGTAAGTGATTCAATCGTTTGTTCTTTACTATCTAGTTTGCTTTTAAGAGCATTTATATCGTCTGGTTTTGATCCTGTGATTGTTGATATAACCATTGCTAAAGATGCAGAGAGAGTACCTACCAACATCATTACAACTTCTTTGTTCGAATCTAATACAGGGTATTGAATAAACACTACCACTAAAGCAACTATGAAGAAAAAAATTAATAATGCTCCGCTGTAATGTCGGATGTCTTTGGCAACTCCATTAGTTGGTAATTTCATTTTCTAATTTTTTGAATTATTGAAATTGTTGTATATATACAGGCAAGTGCTAGAGACAAAAATTTTAGCTCCTCATTGATGCTGGTTAAATTAATAGCCAAAGCACCAATATTGAAAAAAGCAATTTTCATCTCTTCCATTATTCGTTGTAAAGTTGTAAAGCTTCCCCAGAATCCAATGCCCTGTTAAATATTCGTACTTGGTCTAATTTGCCACTAAAATTTGAGCCACTTCCATCAAAATTACCTATACAATTACCATTTGAGACGGATTGTGTGGCGAGGTTGTAAGTCCAATCCATTCCAGAATCATAAACACCATCAATAAAACATTTAGTTTTAGTAGTTTGGCTACCATCATAAGTAAAAACAAAGTGATGCCAAGCATTATCATTATATCCACCTGCGGTTGATTGAGCATTATTAGCTGATTGTCCAGTCCCTGCCCAGTTGTTAACACAAATTTTACCTGCAGGAGAAAAACTGTTATCTATTCTAATGTTAAATGTATTATTACCATTTCTTTTATTAAACATATAGCTACCATCTGCAGTTGAAGTATTAAACCATAAGCTATAACTAAACTGTTCTCCTTCTGCTCCGTAAGTTTGCGGTAGAGTTATTTTACTACTACTACTATTAAATATTGCTGCTTTATCTATATACCCTGTGGCATAGGCTTCTGTTCCACTCCAAGTTCCATTATAATTACCTTCTGCATCGTTTGCGTTATCTTCAAACTTGTATAAAGCTACTTCACTTGCATCACCAAATGGGTTAGTTGCGTTTCTTGTTAGACCGCTTGGGTTAAATACTTCTTCAGCT